ATGCGCTTGCTTTCCAATACTGTGTGATCCGAAAGGCCTTTTATTCTCCGCTCAGCTTCATCAGCAGTGCTGTATAGCCTTTGATTGTTGATATAGGAATCAAAACTGAGTGCGCCGTTATCTGTATTCATTACGTCAGGTTGTTAATGTAACTGGCTATTGCTCCAGCATTTTCTTTGTTAACCTTCATTTCGTCATCCTTCCCCTCTTTTTCCATTTCGTAGGATGGTAGGTCTGACATCATCCGTCTCACTACCCCCCACGCAATGCCGTTATGCAGATAATCCCAAGTCCAGCCGAAGTGGGCGCAAATAGAGCCCCTTCGACCGTATGGGCTTTTCAATCCACTTTGTTTTGCTCTACCAGAATCGGCATCGTCGTCCGGCTTGCGGACATCAATCTGGTAGAGTTGATAAAATCCGACAGGTTGCTCATGTTATTGATCAGTTCCACGTACTGAAATAGCCGGGAGGGTTTGATATGGTGAAAGAATAGATCGCTCAGTTCAATAAGCCTTTTGTCATCACGCTTGTACTGAACCCGCGAGCCCTGCTGAATGGCAATGATATAATCCTGTCCCAGCACAGCAACGGCCACTATTCGGGCCATTCGCCGGCAATGCTTAAAGGTCAGCTGGTGGGCCTCCGAAATGGCGTTGACGGATGTCAGGTTTGCTTCGTTGATCACCAGGCCGATTTGTTCCGCTGATAACCGGTCTAACGTGGAAAGCGTCGGCTCCTGAATGGTGAATTTGAGCTTTTCCGATACCGGCGCCTTTTTGAAAATTCCAAACGGCCCGTATCTTTTCACAATCACCCGATCCACTTCGATTTCAACCCCTTTTTCAATGAGCAGGTTCAGTTCCTTGCTTTCGGCTATTAGTTTTTCTTCTGGTGTCATCGTAGTTTGATTGGGATGTTACATAATGTCTCTTCTGAGCATTTACCAAACAGGTAGTCGAATCCACATGAGGCGATTGCCCGGCCCTGTTCTGTTTTTAGGCCGCTCACGTCATCAATACCTGTTTTGATATTCTCGATCGCACGCTGGTACCCCTCTTTCACGGGGTAGTTCTTTGTCATACTGATCTGTTTGATAGCAAGGCGCGATTCGATCTTTTCGATGACTCTGGCGATATCTTCAGCGGTTGGTATCGGATGCTGAATACCGATATTTCTCGCCGTGAATTGTCTGATTTCTCTTTTATTCATGCTGCGGATTTTTATTTTGAAAAAAGCCCCGAATTGGTGTATCCGGGGCTTCCAACTTCAACTTAGTTTTGAGAGTGCTGACTGTTAGGCTCCGGCCTGAGTTACTGGTACAATAGCGGTATTACCATCGGCCACGATGGTTACATTGGCCGTCCGGCTCTCACTGTTCGTATTGGCCGATACCTTGACGGTAACAACCTTCAGGTTGCGGGTAACGGTCAGCCATTCAGCGGTATCATCCTTTTTAGCAGAGGTCACGCTGCCGGTTGAGGTAGCTGTGATTGTCTGTCCGGTTGCATCAGCGGCACTGGTGAACGTCAAGCTGGTAGGGCTAACTACAAGCGTTGGAGCCGGGTAAGACTTGAAGGCCTTGCCTGCTGTGACAGCAAGTGGCGTAACCGTGAAATCAAGGAGGTATATGCCTTTTGCTGACATATCGGCATTGATAACAGCCTCGACGTCACCGTTGGGGATGTCAGTCCATAGGCCCTGCTCGGATTTGGCTCGCCATGACCGATTTGGTACAGACTCATCGCCATTGAACCCCCATTGTCCATCGACAATTTCACCACCCAGATAGTCTGTTAATACCTGTGTATCGGGGTCCATGATTGAAAACTTCAAAACAGGAAGTTTCCTTTTCTTTTTCCTGACCTCTGGGCTTGATTTGCCCTCTTCAAAATGTTCGGTGACCGTAGCCGCATCCATGTTGATTTTACAGGTGTCGGTATAGGTCTTTCCGACCTTCGCCATCGTTCCAGGCATGGTACCACCAGGGGCAGCAGCTCCGACAACGATTTCAGATAATCCTAATGTTATTAAACCCATGATTATTAACGTATTAATGAATAATCCAATTAACTCTAATGTTTGAATAATGCTGTGAGATGTCAGGTTCACTAATCGTGTTCTGACCTTCCACAACCATTTTAAGACCCGGGACTTTTGCAGCCCGTATAGCTTCTACAACCAAACCAGTTACAAACTTTAACTTTGCCCGATTTTCGACCTTTTGCGGAACCCCGTCAATAGTTACATCCATATCGGGGACATGAATGTTGACGTTTGAAGTCCCGAGCTGTGGCAAATATTCCTGACTCAGATAGATTGAATTGATGGCGATATCTTCTTTGCTCGAATTAATGTTCCTGTCCCCGGCATACACATCACCAGATATTGCGCTGGTGATCGCCACTGTGTTTTTCAACAGCGTGAACATGATTCCGTCTATGTCGTAGGTCAATTTCATTATCTCACAGCATTGTTAATATTTCGCTTCAGTTCTTCAATCATTCTGGGCAATTCCTGTTTTGCCATCACTTCAGCAGATGTAAGAACATCCCGGCCTCTGGATTCAACAGCAACGGCATAATTCATGCCCGCTGTTACTACCAGCACGATACCGCTGGTGTAGGTCGATCCGATCTTTTTTGCCAGTTCCCGACCCCTTGCAACACCTTCAGCTGATCCACCGGGGTAGTTATCACGAACAGCAATACCGTTCACGAAAACCATATATCCCATTGATGCACGGAGATTGCCCGTTACGTCGTGAAATCCGACTTCCGGGGGGATGGTTCTGGCATGAGTAATGCACATCTCACCGAGATACTGCATTCGCTCTATCTGCCGTCTTACAATCGCTTCAATGAACGCGTCGTACCGATTCTTTACATCGGCCCGGGTGAACTTAGGTTCTATGGGCATAGTATTATATCCATAACCTACAGTGCAACTGACCAGGATTAAACTTGAGTACCGGACCCTTAATCCTTATCTGTTCGCTTTCACTTTTCACGTCAGACACAATTACCTCGGTATTTTCTGGGATTTTCGCGGCTGTACGAGGCATGAAAACGATAGATGAAAAAACAATCGCTTTACCATCGGTTCCCATGATCACAGTACCCTTTCCGTTCGTTTCTTCCCGGCAGATGGAATGCAATACCCAACTGCTGGTTGGAGTGGTCCAGTTGCCTTCGCTGTCTCTTACAGACTCGGAAACAACATGAACAAAAAGGAAGTGAGGATACTGTACCATGATCACCAGTAGTTTGATCGGTTTCTGATTTTCGGGGTCGTGACGTTTGGTAACCCAAGCTCTTCACACAGTCCGTTATAGAATACCTTAATACCGTCCATATTCCACGTAATCGAATAGCCGCCTTCTTTTACGTCAGCTACCGGGATGATCGCAGAAAATGAACGATGCAAAGCCAGCTTGCAAACCCTGACGTTCAGCACACCTTCCAGTTCAGGGTGTTCCACCATGATCAGATCGATGTCGCTTTCAGTCAGATTAAACTTGCTGAGCGATGCTTGAAGGTATTCTCGGTTGGTTGCTATAGCCATAAGGCAACAAGTTGTGAGGGTGTAGGTGTTACCCTACACCCTCAGTTACTTATTTTGTCCAGGTGGTAGCGCTGTCCTGCATTAAAACAGACCTTCCGGCCAGATTCCATGCTGGGAACAGGTTTGCAATACCTTCAGTTACTTCCTTCACAGGAGACTCTTCCGAGTACTTCTTGATCAGTGTATGGCCGTTCATGACCTTCATGGCAACCGAACCGGTCAGGTTCATGTCGATCGGGCGTTTCCAGTAGGTTTTCCCCAGAACTTTGGATTCCGAGAATAACACTACATCGTCCTCAAATGGATTGCCGGTTATGCGGCTACCATCCGGGAGCTCGATCGTAATATCCTGATCGATTTCGACGATCTGTAAGCCTTTGAACGCAACCTTTTTCAGAAGCATGGCGTTGACGTCGGACAATGCAGGAACCTGTGACATTCCGGCGAGATTTTGCAGGTAGGAGGCACAATACTTGATTGTTTCTTCCTGTTCAACCAGTTTCGCCAGAGTGGCCGTGTTCATGAAAGCAAACCGGTATGTTGCCCCGATAGCTTTCCCTTTTGCCAAGGCAGCCGGGAAGTCTTTCGAGAATGGTTTTCCGGTCGTTCCGTTGTCCCAGCGAGTGTTTACGCCGATTTTCTGATCCGCCGGAATCTGGTAATCCACATTGTATTCGGTTACCACAGAAGCGTTGTTGGCGTTGCTGAACGTAACTTTTCCAAGGGAAATCTGTTTCAGGGCGATCCACTCTGCACGGGCGGCAACGCCGTTCCAGCAGTACTTCGTATCCTCGGCCCAGAATTCAACAATTGCTTTCAGGTCAGGATTCTGACTTGCCATCGCTAGCATGATGTCGTATTCCGTCAATTCATCTTCGAGTTTTTCACGACCGATAGAGATTTTCGGAATGTCACCCTGAAGACGGCTGATAGCCTCACGGGTTTTTTTCGGGATGGTTGCGCCACGGGCAACGAGGTCAGCGGCGATTTTCAACCCCGCTTGTCCTTCAAGCATTTTCCACGTCAGAAACGGAGTTTCAGACAGTGGAAACAGTGTCGGGTAATAATAAGGTTTCAAGTCGTAGGTGTTAACTACAGCCTGCATATCCTTCTCATTCAACCCTACCATTAATGACTTTTGCATAATATTTCAGTGTTAAGGGTTAAGGATTAAATGAATTTCACACCAGTCAGTTGCGACTTAATGGCGGTCGTGATCACGGGGCCATTGGCCTCTTTTACAACAGCCATGAGCCATGCATCGACAAACAAGTTGTCTAATGCGGTGATGTCCATATTACTGCCAGCGACAGCAAGGGCGGCACCAGCAGTCGGTACGATCGTATCGGCCACGGCGAAGGTTTTGGCGGTTACACCGTTTGAGGCGGTGACAACGCGAATTACTTCGTCATCAGCAAGGGCTTTGCCGTTGGCGGCGCCGATGGTGATGGTGTCGTACAAATCCTTTCCGCGATCGATGTTTGTGATTGCTTTCCCGGTCATCGGATCAGCAGCGGAACCGGCAACATAGTCGCCAATTGCCAACGTGTGACCCTTGTCAACATTGAAGCTAGTAGCGTCGATTGCTGATACAGCACCCTGTACAACAGCACCGTGAGGCACAGCTGCATGGGTCGTTACGGTCACCTGAATCAGTTTTGCACCAACGGCAAGGCTGGAGGTAAACTGAGAAACAAGAGTTACCACATCTTTGGCGGCACCGGTTTTGTCGATGGCCGAGATGGCTGCAGACATAGAACTGTCTTCGGGAGCGATTTTGTCGCCCACCTTGAAGTGTGTTCCTTTGGCAATCTCCAGCGATGTGCCGCTGGTGTATTCGGTAACGACCTTACCGGTTTTAATGACGTTGTACATACCACTCGACCCTACACAGATCGGGGTACCCTCAACGAGCACAGAACCTCCAAGGTCCGCAACCGAAACGGTAACACCGCCCGGAATGTCTGCCAGACGATGTAAGATAGCCTTGATAACCCGGCTATCTGCTTTACGTTCGATTTTAAGCATTTGCTTAGTTTTTTTTCGTTAATACTTTTTACACTTCTTTCCCTGCTAATGGCTTGTTTTCACCCGTTTGCGAGGCGATATATCCGGCAACTCCAGAAGACACGCCGTCTTTACCGGGATTGCCGAAAATCGGCCTACTCTGTTGAGCGAGCCCACCATCAGCCAACTCCTGTTTCAAACCAGTTACACCAGTTTCCACTTCGCCCAAGTACTCAGTAAATGCGGCATCGTCCATGGTGGCAATGAACCTTTCAGCATCCTTCAACTTTTGAGTTTTGAATGATTCCGGTACGCCTTCTAGTTTTGCCGTAAGTGTCTGAAGCCTTGTTTTGGAAATTTCACCCGTTTTGTAACCTGCGAGTTCCTGTGCAAGTGGTTCAACCGCCGCTTTTACGGCAGCTGTTACCATTGCGGAAATGTCATTCGGATCAGTCGGAGCTGGTGGTGCACCAGGCTCGGCAGCCTTCTCCTTGAACTCGTACTTCTTTTTCAGGTTACCCTCATGGGTTTTTGTGGCATCTGAGACCTCTTTGTCCACATCCTTGCGGTAATCAACGATGAATTCATTAACCTTATCAGGGGTCAATTTTTCCACCAATGCGCCCGCTTCTGTTTCGTCTGCGGCCTGTAACGATAAGGCTTGCGCCAATCGTGCCAGTCCGTCTTTTCGCACGCCTGAGAACTTAGCGATCAGTAATGCGAGAATAGTTTCTTTCATGTGTGCAAAAATTAGTTCATAATTTAGTTTGAAATAGAATAGTCTCAAATTTACGTGTATCACCTTAGTACACTTTATATCTTCGATTGAAGTTGTGAAATACTTATAGTTGAATTTTAATGATCTGATTGTTTGATTGTTGTGATTTTTCTGTAAAAATGTTTGCACATTTATTAAATAGATGTACTATGTTTGTACCACTGTAGTACATTTAACCGCAACAAATGATAAATCAGGAAGAATACATTGCCTTTCTCAAAAGCAAAATCAAGCTCGCACCAAAGCAGGGTTTTGATCTGGATATCGACCGGATCAATCCATTCCTAAAGCCTCATAACAAAATCATGGTAAAATGGCTGGTTGAAGGTGGTCGCCGGGCTTGCTTTGCCAGCTTCGGACTACACAAGACAGTTACACAGCTGGAGGCCGTTAGGTTAACACTCGAAAAGGCTGGAGGTGGGAAAGGGTTAATTGTTTGTCCGCTCAACATCAAACAGGAGTTTGTCGAGGATGCTCGCAATATCCTAAAATGGGAAACCATGCCGAAATTCATCAGGCGTATTGAAGAGGCAATCGGTGACGGTATATACCTGACCAATTACGAAAGCATCCGGGACGGAAAACTGGACCCGGCAAACTTTGTAGTCGCATCCCTGGACGAAGCGTCAATACTTCGCGGGCTTGGAGGATCAAAAACATTCCGGGAATTCATGAGGCTGTTTACCGGTGACGGTGGGCCGATGGGTTGTCGGCGTGGGGATGATGTTGTGAAGTACCGATTTGTAGCCACAGCAACACCGTCGCCAAATGATTTTATTGAGCTATTGGCCTATGCGGACTTTTTGGGAGTAATGGATGTGAGCCAGGCAAAAACAAGATTCTTTAAACGTGATTCAACCCATGCGGATAAGCTCACACTACACCCACACAAAGAAGAAGAATTTTGGCTTTGGGTGAGCAGCTGGGCACTGTTCGTCAACAAACCTTCGGACATTACCCTGGATGAAAAGGATGATGAAGGGTACATTCTGCCAGAACTTGATTTACGCTGGCATGAAATCCCATCCGATCACAGCAAGGCCGGAGTTGAGCGGGACAATCAAATGAAGATGTTTAAGGAATCTTCAATGGGCCTACAGGAAGCGGCTAGC